ACTTTTGTTTGGCTATTGAAGTGCCAACCGTGTGCCTGCATATCCCTATTTACTTCCGTAAGAATATTACGAGCAATAGCGGCATCTGCATTTTTCTGTTCATCTAAAGAATTAATGGGCGGTTCACCTACAGCAGATAATATAGTATTTACTGCGTCTAATTCTGTTGTTCTTGTTAACGCCATTTGTTACTCTCTTTTATTTATAGAAAAAGGGGCTGCCTTGGCGAACCAAGACAACCCCGTGTGTGGGAGACTCACACAATAAGTATATCACATAAAGTGATGTACGTTACCTATTATGCAGTAATTGAACTAAATTCATAACACGCTTCTTCACGAAGAACGCCATGACCCATAGCATAACGAGCCATTAATAGAGTACCGAGCCGCTCCATAATGTATTCGCTTTCCATAGCAAGGTCCAATAGTTTCACAGTACCGACTGCTTCCATTTGGAAACCAATGCCGATAGTACCTGAGAAATCAGCCGCACCATAACCACTATTCGCACCGAACAAGTCGTTGTTAATAGAGGTACTGGTGTGTATTCCTGTATCTGAACTTTCGTCAGTTGATGGAATATGATTACTTTTAAGAATAGTACAACCCGCAACAGAAACAACTTCACCTGAAGCAATCGAACCATTACCCTCTGGGTTATAGTCACGGTTAATGGCGTCTTTGTTTTCATTAACAAGTTTGTAATATTCTGCAGGAGGCATCATAACAAAACGACCATTTTGAGGAACATTTTTACCGTCCATCAATTCAGCCATTTTGAAGATACCTGCAACCCATTCGTCACCCTCAACAGTACCATCATTGTCGCCGATACCGCCGATTTGATAAGTACCGCCTGCATCACTATCAGAACCGTCTAGGAACAATGCACCGCCGAGATATGGACTTGCAATCTGTGCAGCAGTATTTGCTGCGGCTGTGCCAAATCTGTCAGTGGTTACTCTAGCACCACCGATGACTGTACGAATCATATTCTTGTCAGCAGTGTACGCTAATTGACGTCCGATTTCTGTTGAATAAATGGAGCGAACTTCATAATGATTTTTCGCTTCATCAATATCAGCAAGGAATGCGGATGATGTTAGAACGCCGTCGATTGCGATAGTACGCTCTGAGTGATTCACTTTACTGAGGTAGACTGGGTCGACATCAGCAGTTTCGTCTTGGAATAGACTTTCACCTGGAGTGTGATACGCAGCAGCAGCAACGCCAGTTACTGGGAACTGAGCAGTTTTACCGCTTGAAATCGTGCGTTGACGAGTGAGAGGCAACATAGCGTTGTTCGCCTCAAATGTGGTGAGAACTTCACCACTGAAAACCTTTAGGAAAAGGTCCTCATTCCCCGCAGAACCTGTGGAATCTAATCCAAGGCGTGAGGGGTTTCTACTTCCATAGTATCCCATGATAGTAATCCTCTTTATTAAGATTTAAAGATAAAGTGAGATTTAGTATCTGTCTTTCGATTCAAGGTTATCCGTCGCAACGGGCAAAGACCTACTTGTCATCAACCGAATCTCTAAATCGCCCCTAGCCAACGTGACTAGAGGACTTTGTAAGTTATTAAGACCAAGGCATCTTGGTTTTTAGCCAATTCCACATAGGAGTACCAATCAAGGCACCTCCTACAAAAAGTAGAACTGAGTAAAAAACTGTGCCAAGTAATGAACTAAACATTCTTGTGTTCCTTATATACGGACGTAATAATATTCCACCCCCATGCCGCACTGATACATCCAGTAGCGATAATCATGGGAATAAAAATCCAATCGGCATATTCGGCAACCACATAATTGAGTAATACCAGAAGTATTCCCCCAATAACTGGTCGCCACCCAACGGTTCCCCTTGAGATAACGAGGAGAACCATGCCTGCTAATAGGCAAAAACCACCCACCGCACTAAGCACAGTGAGGGTTTCTTTTGTATCTACTACCGCCTCTATCATTTTATCAGTCGGACTAGGGGAACCCCACCCTACTGATTTTAATACGCCACACCCTATAATTAGGAATAGTGGGAGGAGTAGTAAGTATTTTTTTATTTTAAATGACATTTGAATTCGCTAACCTGGTTTCAACATCTTGACGGTAAGCGGGGTCTTTAGAATATCTGGGGTCTTTCATTGCTTTTGTTAATTCAGCAAGTGAGCGGAAGGCTCCAGAGGCTCCTTTAACACCTGTGTTTCCTTGAATAAGCGGAGCCGCTTGTCTGTCTCCACTGCTCTGCCACATACTGTTAAGGCTTTTAATAGCAAACAGCATCTGTGCCTGAGTCCCATTTACCACAGACTCATTAAAGGCGTCTTGTTCGTCTTCTGATATGTTATCAGCAGCCCAATTAAGCATTTCAGCATACTGCTCTTCCCCTCCAACCGTGTCGTATACATCAGCAAAGGTAGAGTCCATAATGGATTTCTGACCCTCAATGTAAGCATCAACCACATCACGCGGAATCCCCATTCTTTCAATTTGTTCTCTGGATTCTATAGAAACATCTCCAGTATTATTGAACTCTTCGGTGAACTTAGAAAAAGTATTATCCGTAAATTCCGTAGTAGTTGCATCAGTCTTTTGATTCTTTTCTTCTCTCGACGAGGAATTTTGTTTGTCTCTAGTGAACGCTGCTTGAAGTTCGTCGTAGGCGTTAACCATGTCTTGAGCCGAACTAAACTTCTCAGGAAGCCATTCGGGTCGTTCTTCGGTAACCTGTTCGGCTTGCTCTTCCGTCGCGGCTTCCTGCTCAAGGTTTTCTACGTCCTGTTCTGAAAAGGGTTGAGTTTCATCTGTTGTTAATTCTATTTTTTGATAGTCACCCATTGGGTTGATTCTCCATTTGTTTTCCTGCTAACTGACCGACAGAGTTGATTGCTTGTGGTCCCAGACTATTTGCCATCTGAGCCATTTGTTGTTGCTGCATCATAGCATCAATTTCCTCTTGTGACCTAACTAATCCGTCAGTATCTATACCTAATGCTGAAGCACGTCTACTCATATACTCTTGTATGTTTACATATTGAGCCAAAACCTCTGGTCCAAGCACCTGAGCGATGCCAGTCAAGTATATATCGAGGCGATTAAGGTCATTTCCCCTACCTAAAGCCTCTATTCCTGTGACTATTGCGGGGGTTATCTTATCCCTCGGTATTTTGGGGAGTTTCTTATCCTTTTCCATCCTATCCATCACTCTATTGACAAGAGGTAACTGGAATTCTTGAGAAAGGACACTGTAAATACCCCCAAGTTGTCTTTCGATTGATTGGGTTACTAACCTGACCTCTTCTGCTGTTACCCTATCCGCATTACGAATAGTTGATTCAGTAAGTAGGAACGCGTATGAAATACGCTCCTGAATCTGCTGCATCGCAGTTTGAGCAACACTGAAGTCATTTGATTTCTGGGTTTGCAATACACTAACATCGGCGGCTGACCCCTCCCTTATTGCTCCGTTAGGAGATTCTGCGAGAGTTCTTGCTCTCGTTGTTCCATTTGGGTTAACAAGAAATAACACTTTAGAAGATGCCGCAGCACCCTCAACAATCGCTTTAGTAAGACCCTCAAGACTCTGAAGGTCTCCAAAGTATTGTTCTACATATCCACGACCATAATCTTCACCATCAACCCGAAGCATTCTAAGGGCAATGAACGGTGATTTATCGTTCTTATATGTCCGCCGAGTTTCCTCGACAACCCGTCCTTTAATTTCTTGTACGACTTCTACAGTACCATCATCACTAATTTGTTGCATTGTATATACATCACACTCCTCTTCATAGTCATTAGAAGAGGGTTCGGTATAAGCCCTGAGTTCCTCTGGGAGTGTGGAGGACGTTACTGTTTCCTTTAAGATAATCATCGTAGCAGTACCCGAAGGGTCTCTTTTGACAATATATCTATCTAGGTGTATAACACGCATTGGTCCCTTATCCGGCATATATAATAAGGAGTTTCCAGTCACAACTAAGTGTCTAAGAGCCTCAAAGGTTCCAACTCGTATGTTATTTAATTCAATTTCTTTAGAGACAGACCGTTCAATCTGAGCCAAAGATTTTTCTACTTCTGTTTTTATGGTTGGGTCTAGGGCATCCATTTTTCTTTGCTCTTCTGGGTCTATTACTAACCTGAAGAATGGAGCATTTGGAGGTAAAAGACTCAATAATAACGCAGATGCGAGATTGTTTACCCCCCTAGCCCCCACTGATTGATAAGGCGTTGGGAACTTTCTAGCACTACTTGAACCCATATCAGGTAAAATAGTGGGGATAGTCAGCCTGGCTGAGTCTCTACCTCGTTCAAGGTATGAAGACCTTTGAGCCTCACACTTGGAGTAAAGTGCGGCTATTGTTCCTTCTGATTTATGCATTAATAATTAACCGAACTACCGCCGGAACCTCCGCCTAGTGGAATTGTGAATCGCCTTTTACCTGTTATAGCCCCTGCTGCAGCCCTACGCCTTGAAGCATAGGTTTTTGCTTTTTTCTGCTCTTTTCTCTCAGGAGGAGTTAGAGTAGGAGGAGGGGCTATGGTTATAGGCGCGGGTTGTGGTGGCGGTGGTACTGGAGCCGGTGGTGGCGGCGGTGCCGGTGTTCTTGCTGACATAAAGCACATATTTAACTACTCCTGATTTGTATTTCTCTCTGCTCTTTACTTACTTGTAATAAGAGCCTTATAACGGACCTCTGTCCGGCTGCGTACCAGACCTGTTTTGTGTCCCAACTTAATTCCGCACATTGCTCAGGAAACCTATTATTCAGTTCTTTTAAAAGGTCTTCTGAAATGAGAGGAAACGGTATTTCTTGGTTAGATTGTTCTGTCATTCCGTATAGTCATCCTTATTTGTTGTAGTATACGCGTAGAGTAAGATAGCATAGTTTATTAAGTCCAATATTGTATCCTTTAAAGCCTCATCCTTTACCTTAAAACTCCCTGTTTTGATGAAAGTAATAAGTCTGGAGACTTTGTCAGTCATTCTGACCATAAACCCAGTCGAGGTGTCTGTGATTCCAAGTTTCTCAACACGGGTAAAGTTGAGGAAAGGGTCACTCTCGTCCTCGCCCCCGCTATAATCGTGGTTTTTAGACTCCATTAGTCTTCTCGCATTAGAACACATTTCCATGTGTAATTCTAGTAAACTTTTTCTGTTCAGGGGTTCCATAGAATAGGCTCCTTTTTAACTTTATCATATTCTCCATACCGTAGAATCCTAGCAACACGGGCTTGAATTAGGGCGTCTTCCTCTTCAATCCCCGCTTTATTATACGCGGAAACAACTGATTCCCAACTAGGATTTTCTAAAACCTTTTCTGCTTTCTTCGGACCGATACCCGGACACCCAGAATACCCATCAACAGCATCCCCTGTTAAGGTTTGAAGCAGGTGGTTATAGTTGGCTTGTGCCATAGTGACCTCTATAACCCCCTCCTCACGTCTCATGGGATTATAATGAAATCCGGGGATTGTCTTAAGGTCTTTATCTATAGACACTATAATCGTCCCCCCTTTTATCTTTGAATCTCCCGCAAGTAACCCTAGAACATCATCCCCCTCTAATTGGTCTATCATTACAGACCTATAAACATCCATAGCATACTGCTTAAGTTCATGGAAAACTAGAGGCTTTCTTTTACCCTTCCTGTTGCTCTTGTATGTAGGAAGAATAGTTTTTCTCCAGTTTTCAGGACTTGAGAACGCTATATGAACCTTAGTTCCATCTAGGCGGTCTTTTAGGTTAGAAACCCAACAATCAAACCGCTGCTTTGCTTCCCTTAAATCTGAATGAAGTGTCCACATATCGTCGCCCCAATCTACAGAGGTCTCGCAGGCGGTTGTAACTTCATATAAAACGACGTCCCCGTCTATCAATAAATTAGTCATCTCTAGAATCTCCTTGAGTTGTTATTGCTAATTTTCCAATTTCCAACAGACCTATACATGCGTGGTATGAGCCTGAAAATGATACAGTTAAATCCTCTACCTCTCCAGTTCGTTTTGTCGCCCCCAGTAGAACCATCTCATCATGCCTTTTTTGAAGTTCTTTAATAAGGTAGGGGGATGGTACAAAATCTAAATCGTGGTCCATTACAGAGATACCCTCTTTAAAGATGACATTCTTCGTGATATTGACTCTCGCATGGCTGAGTGTTTAGGGTAATCATAAATAGTAGTCAGTAATTCAGCCTGCTCTCTCTTGTCTCTTAGGTGTTCCGCGATAACATGGCACACCCCGATAGAATTCCTTCCATGTATGCTCCATTTAAACACTGGTCTATTGTGTGTTTTAGTCCGTCGCTTAACCGCGTAGCATTTTCCACCCAATATTCGATGTATCTCCTCTATAACGGTTCTACAGGTACTCTCTACAGCAAGAACCGGATTATCGTTATACAGACCGAAAGAACCCTCCCCATCTATGAGACCCGCAGCCCACGAAATATCAATGAGTCTCTGCCCAATTTCTTCCGATTTTATATTGCCCATCGAGGGGACAGCGGAATCCGAGGGTTTCTCCGGCTTCTTTAATAGATTGTACAGCAATCCTGCCGACCTCGTCTGCGATTTCTGTTCTAACTTCCAGTTGAATTTCATCATGAATATGTGCTACCTGTTTTACATCTTTTAGTGTCCACAACTCACGCCTTATGCTTCTATGTAGTATACAGGTTGCTTCTTTCATTGCAATGGCTCCTGCAGATTGTAGTAAAGTATTTAAGGCACTATGTTTTGAACGTATCTTTAATTTTCTGCCGTCAATTCCTGTCAAGTGATTTTGAGTCTTGAGCCGGTACGCGACGCCGTCCTGAATCTTTTTAAGAGCAGGAATTTT